CTCCATCGCCACCTTGACATGAGAACCAAACTCTAAGTAATCCTAGATGTGCTACAGCAGTTCCATCTTGTCTAGCTGTCATTGCTGATACATCACCAAATACGGTTGTTGCACCTGTGCCGTCTGATTGATTTATTATTTTGATTACAACACGATTGTCGTTTTGTTGTAGGATTGTTGGTCCTGTTACTACATCTGCCATTGTTTCCCTCCTTAATCAAGAAACTGTGGGGCCGAAACCCCACATTAATTATTTATTATTAACCGTTAGCTTTATCAAAGGCTGCGCCAGTGATTTTGATAACAAGTTTACCTGCTGTGTAAGCCGCATCAGTAGCTGCACCACAAGTTAGGTATAAGTGTTTTTTAGTTAATGCTGCAAGTGTTGCTCCAGCGTCTGCAGAAACATACATACCTAGTGAAAAATCACCATTGTTTAGTATAATTGTTCCACTAGTTACTGCTGCATTTTCTGCATCAGTAGCTGTAGCAGAAGCTACTAAATTAATGTCCGGATCTCCACCTGTTGGTACTTCTAAGCATGCCATTTCTACTTCAAATGGTATTCCGTTCACTGCAGTTGTTAGTTCTGCAATGTAAGCATTAGCTGTACCACCATCAGTACCTATAATATCATTAGCTGCACCACCAGAAGCTAATCCACCATGAAGGTCAATTAGAATATGAGTGTATATTAAACCACCTACTTTGCTTACGAAAGTGTTAATTGCTGCATCAGCAATTCCTGATCCGTGAGCGTTTGGTGTAATAGAACCAAGTTGAGTTGCTGCTGTACCAAGAGAAGAATTATTTGCTCCTGTTGTTGTACCTGCCGCTACAATGTTATTGCCTGTTGCGGCTACTTTTTGTATATCAATACCACCATTAGAATCAACTTCTAGGTGATCTACATATGCTCCTGTAGAGTCTGTTTTTTTGATGACTTTCAGACCTGATTCAGATCTTACTACGCCACTAAATGTTGTATTTGCCATTATAGTTCTCCTCTGTCACACAGTCTCTATAAACGTCTGCCTAAGCAGTCTGTGCAACTGTTATTACTTTTATATATACTATTTTATAGGGGAGAATGCAATAAGAATGGGCGTAATAAATACGCCCATTCAATAAGTTTTATTAAGCTCCTGGTGAGCCGAAAATACCTCTAGGGTCTGAGAATCCAAATGAATATCTCTCTCTAGCTTTGTATCTTACATTACCAGTATCAAAGTCACCTTCCATTGCAGTTTTAATCGGTGAACGATTAAAATGCTTTAGACCGTTTGGTGCATCTGTCTTAATAAAGAAAGCATCAGTATCAGTTAAATAATGATTAACTTCATAACCGCCAGGAATCATTCCCTTTGATCTGATAGCATTTAAATCATTATCTGCTGTGCCTGTTCTTAGCTCAGTCTTCATTAGTCTTTCGGCAACAAACTGAAGATTCACAGGAATGATCATCTTAGTTGCTTTGACTGCTACTTTTAAGCCACGATTATCAATAAAGCCTGCAATGTCAATTAATGCTTGCTCTAATGATGTTTCATTCAAATCAGCAGATGTTGCTAATTCGTTAGCATAGTTACCACCACTTACAGTTGTGTGAGCAGTAGAACAAAGTTCAACACCGTCTCCGCCTGTGAAAGAAGAGTTAAATGCTCTGTTAAGAACGTTTGCACCCTTAATTTCTTTAGCGTTAGCCATTGAACGTGCTAAAGCTTTTGTGTATCTAGAGCTAAGGCTATCGTAAAGGTTATCCTCTACTGCTTCCTCAGTTATAGCAAAAGCTAATGCCATTGTTTCGTGTGAGTAACGACTAGTATGTGCTTCAGTTGCGTCATCATATTGGATGCCCGCTCCCTCAGCTTTTACTGGTGCGCTACCAAATCCTGAAAGTTCTACTTCTTCTTCAAATGCTCTATCTGAGCTTTCGACATCAAAGATTTGCTTCCATTCTTGGTCGTATCTTGCATATTCCAGACCGAATAATGCATTAAGACCAGGTTCCAACTCTTTAACAAGTTGACTTCTTGATATAGCCATCTATTAGTCCTTCCTATTAGATACCAGCAGTGTTAGCATAGTATA